GCGATCGAGCCCATCGTGGGTTCGACGCTGGAGCGCAAGAAAACCAAGCCTTTAATCGAGGACGAGCCCGAGCACGATGGCTGGGGCCGGCCTGTCACGGGTGCTGATTCGTGGAAAACCGCGTAACCAAGTATCGCCAGCAGGTCGAGGCGTTCTACGCCGCCACGATTGACGCCCGGAGTCTGTCCGAGCGCGACATCGACTTCCGGCACCTGCACCAGTGGTCTGACGCCGAACTGGCTGTGCTCAAGAAGCGCAAGCAGGCGTCTGTCGTGTTCGATTACATCGGAGAGCAGGTCGACTACCTGCTGGGCGTCGAGCGCGACAACCGGGCCGACCCGAAGGTCTACCCGCGCACCATGAAGCACTCCGAGGCAGCTGACGCCGCGACCGACGCGCTGCGGTACGCCTGCGACAACGCCGACTTCCCGCAGACGTCGAGCGAGTGCTTCGAGGATCTGATCTGCCCGGGCACCGAGGCGGCCATTGTCGAGGTCGAGGAAGTGCGCGGCGGCTACGAAATCGCCGTGCGGCATATCCCGTGGGACCGGTTCTACTACGACCCACACAGCCGGCGCCGCGATTTCAAGGACGCCGCCTACATGGGCATCGTCGTCTGGCTGGACATGGAAGACGCCGTGAAGATGTACGGCGCAAAGGCCCGCGGCGCTGACGGCAAGTTCTCCTCGCTGATGGGTGAGTCCGAGGACAAGCCGGAGAACTGGGTCGACGAGAAGCGCAAGCGCGTCAAGGTTTGCCAGCATTACTACCTTGAGCGCGGAGAGTGGTACGTCTGCCACTTCAGCGGCGACATCGCCCTGCGTGATCCGAAGCCGGTCGGCTTCAAGGACGAGGACGGCGACCCGGTGTGCCCGATCGAGGCACAGTCTGCATTCATCGACCGCGAGAACAACCGCTACGGCTACGTCCGTCGGCTGATCGACCCGCAGAACGAGATCAATCACCGCCGCAGCAAGGCGCTGTTCCTGCTGTCTAGCCGGCAGGTTTTGCTCGAGAAGGGCGCCGTCGACGACCAGGCACGACTGCGCGCCGAGTTGAAGAAGGCCGACGGCATCATCGAGGTCAACGACGGTGCACTGACCGGCCGGAGCCTGCAGATCAACCAGACTGTTGACATGGCGCAGGGCCAGATGTCGATGTACGCCGATGCGGTCGACAAGATCAAAGGGCACGGCGCCAATGCGGCGATGCAGGGCGATGCGGAGGGAATGTCCGGCCGTGCCATCCAGCGCCTGCAGAAGGGCGGGCAGATCCAGATCGGCCCGATCATGGATTCGCACCGGTACTGGAAGAAGCGCATCTACCGGCAGATCTGGCTGCGCATCCGCCAGTTCTGGGATGCGCCGATGTGGATTCGCGTCACCGACGACGAGAAGAATCTGCGCTGGGTTGGCCTGAACCAGCCGATCACGGTCGGCATGGAGTTGATGGAGGCCGCTAAGGCCGGCGACCAGGAGGCCTCCGCGCTGCTGCAGGAGGCGCTGGCGACCAACGATCCGCGCCTGTCGGAGCCGATCCAGGGCGAGGAAGGTATCCAGAACGGACTGGCCTCGATGGATGTCGACATCATCATCGACGAGTCGCCTGACGTTCTGACCTCGCACGAGGAGCAGTTCAAGATGCTGGCCGACCTTGCGAAGGTCTACGGCCCGGCGGCGGTTCCGTTCGAGATCCTGCTGGAACTGTCGAGCATCCCGCGCAAGAAGGAGATCCTCGACCGCCTGCGTGGCGGCAAGGACGACGGCGGCGCCGGCAAGCTGATCGCCATGCAGGCGCAGCTGCAGCAGGTTCTGGCCGAGCAGCAGATGGCCGAAAGCCAGTCCAAGACTGCCAAGAACATGGCCGAGGCGCAGAAGGCGCTGGCCGCAGCACAGCAGATCGAAGTCGAAACGCAGATGATCATGGCGCTGCCTGACCCGCAGCCGAACATCAACATCTGACGACGCACAAGAGTTCAACGAGGGCGCTTCCGCAAGGAGCGCCCTTTTTGTTTGCGGCATAGACAGCCGCCACCCGCCGCCGGGGCATCGGGCGTGCAAGCGGACGACGCGCTTTTTCCGGTCGATGTGAGAAGTGTCCATGACTACCGATACGGAGCAACTGCAATCCCTCGACGACGTCCTGAGCGGGAAAGAGCCGGCAGCGCCGGTTGATACCCAGCAGGCCGACGACAAACAGGTCGACACCGGTTCGCAGACCGACGACGCCAAGGCAGCCGAAGCCGCGAAAGCAGGCGACGACAAGGCCAAGGCAGACGCGGAAGCGGCCAATGCGCAGACGACGGGCGCAAAGAAGGGCGAGCAGGAACCGAAGGAGGAATGGACGAAGAAGGCCGCTCTCGACGAGCGGCAAAAGCGCCAGAAGGCCGAGGCACGCGCCGCCGAGTTGGAAGCAGAGCTGAACAAGCTCAAGCAGCCCGGCAGCAAGCCCGACTTCTTCGCTGATCCCGACAAGGCCTTGAAAGAGGTCGGCGAACAACTCGAACACAAGTTCCAGCAAAAGCTCTACGAGCAGCGGCTGGAAGTCAGCCAGGAGCTGATGCGCGAGAAGTATCCCGACTACGACGAACTGGAAACCGAGTTCGTCGAGCTGGCCAAGGAAAACCCGGTGCTGATCCGAGAGATCGGTCAAGCCAGCAACCCTGCCCGGTACGCATACGAGACGGCCATGAGGGCGCGGGAAGCCGCGTCGCTCAAGGACGTCGACAAGGTGCGTGCCGAACTGGAGCAGAAGTTGCGCGCCGAGATCGAGGAGAAGGTCCGCCGGGAGATCGAGGAGAAGTCGAAGAAGGACGGCGAAAAACGTGATGCGGCTGGGGCGCCTTCACTGGCAGCGGCTCGCGCGAAAGGCTCGATCAACGATCAGCCCGACGAGTCGCTGGACAGCATCCTCAGCAATCGGAAAAAGAGGTAATACCACATGGCCACTACCACCATCAGTTCCAGCAACGTGGCGACTCGCTACGACGCTGAGTTCTTCGCAGAGTATGTGCGCAAGCACACGTTCTCCGACTTCTCCAGCACCGCGCTTGACTCCATCATCGTGATGAAGGAAGAGCCTGGCGGCAAGAAGATCAGCATCCCGTTCCTCGACGCATTGACCGGAGACGGTGTGTCCGGCTCGACCAGCCTGTCCGGCGCAGAGGTCAACGTCGGCAACTACGCGATGGAGCTGACCCCGCGTCACTACCGCCAGGGCGTCGTGATCGACGAGGAAGAGGCTGAGAAGCCGAACTTTGACCCGCGCAAGGCGTTCCGTCCGCTGCTCATGAACTGGGCGCAGACGCTGACGCGCAAGCAGATCATTCAGGCTGCCTGCGCGGTGCAGTACAGCGGCACCTACGCCAACTGGGCTGACGCCTCGGCGGCGAACCGCGACACCTGGTTGGTCGCCAACAGCGACCGCGTCCTGTTCGGCACCGCGAAGTCGAACTACTCGGGCGTCGTGGCGACTGACCTCGCCAAGATCGACTCGACCAACGACACGCTGGACAAGGGGATCATTGGCATCGCCAAGCGCATGGCCCAGAACGCAGACCGCGCGATCGGCCCGTGGAAAAACCCGGAAGCGAACTACGAGCAGTTCGTCATGTGGGTTGGCTCGCGCGCCTACCGCGATCTGTACTCCAGTCTCGGCAGCGAACTGTCCAGCGCCCGCGAGCGCGGGCAGTCCAACCCGATCTGGCAGCCGGGCGACCTGATGGTCGACAACGTGCTGGTGCGTGAGGTGCCGGAAATCACCACGCTGCTGACCGACTCGTCTGACTTCTCGACCGCAGGCAACGGTGGCATCGCTGTAGAGCCGTGCTTCCTGCTGGGCCAGCAGGCGCTGGGCTGGGCGATCTCGAAGCGCCCGAAGACCGCGACCAAAGAGGACCGCGACTACGACTTCGTCGATGGTCTCGGCATCAAGATGAAGCACGACATCAAGAAGCTGTTCTGCAATGGCAAGCAGAACGGCATGGTGACGGTCTTCGTCGCTGGCGTGGCTGATGCCTGATTGATCGGCCCGGTGTAACAGCCGGGCCAATCTTCCCGAACAGAAGGAGAAAACGAACATGGCAACTGCAACCATCCGCCGCGCTGCTACCGACGCCGTCATCGGCTCCGGTATCGCCGGCACCGTGAAAAACCACTGCGCCACCGTTGAACTGGCCGCGTCCGCCTCGGGCACGACCATCGACTTCGGCGACATCCCGTCGAACGCCCGCATCCTGGCGTCGTCCTGCATCTACTGGGACGATCTGGCGACCTCGGGCAGCCCGACGCTGGATCTCGGCCTGATCGCCGTGAACTCCAACATCACCTCCGACGACGACTGCCTGAACGACGGCCTTGCGCTGTCAGCGGTATCGACGGCCAACGTCGGCGCACAGGTGATCAAGGACTTCGCCAACGCTGGCCTGCCGGC